CATAGTAGCAAAATCTTCATTCAAAAAAACCAACCAAATTAAAACTTCAGTGCCTTGCAACTGTTCATTTTTCATAGCATTAACCAAAGCAGGGTCACAACCCGAAAGCTGTATGGTTAAGTTAGAGGCAGATAAATCTCCCGTATCACGAACCTCACTTACAGAAAGAACGCCGTTAGCAGGTGAAAATGTGCCCTTGCCTGTAATTTGATTCGGCAGGTGTGATGTGGTTAACTTTAGGAGGTTGCCAAAACTAAACTGCAAATTTAAGGCATTTCTAACAATCCCTTCTTCAAGATCATCGACTGCGCTTTGAGTTATTCCGCGCGGCATTATGCAATCACCTCAACGCAAGCAATAGAAAAACTGTATCTACTCGAAACGTCAATATCCCAACCAGTATCATTGGAGGCTAGTCTCCACTTACCTTTTGGATTATTTGTTGTTATGCTTGTCGTGCCACTAACTAGAGTCCTAAGTGGCGGGCTAATTTCAACCAAATGATTGCCGCCCGTTTCTGGCACATCCTCAAGCAACATATATAAAGAACTGCCATATTGAAAATGCGAGCCTGTTGTTAAATCTTGACCAGATGTAACATTGATATTAACTTGCGTAGAGCCTACAGTCGCACTACTCATGGTAGCAACTGGAACATTTGATGCGTAGCTCATTAATGGATTGCCAAATAAAAATGGCTTAGTAATTCCCCTTAATGATGCCAAAAAAGCAGTAAAAACTTTAGCTTCATCTTTATCAAGGGGTCTAATTGTTATTTCTGCTTCCCATCTTGCCTGACCAAAACTAGTTGTTAATTCAAGAAAATTAGTCGTTGATCTAGTTACAGCGGCACTTTCAACCAATTTGAATGAGCACTTTTGTACAATAGATTTTCCATTAATTGTCGGAAAGTCTACAGGATATGTAATAGCCATCTTAAGTTCCTTGCAGTTGTGCCGAGTATGAACCGCCTAGCGCAGTTTCTTGCAATACAGCAGACTTAGTAACCTCAGCAATGGTTGGCATAAGGTTGTTTATTTCTGCTCTTACTGTAGATTGTACACCAGTAGTCACGTTGATAGTTTGATTAACTACTACTTGCTGTTTTTCGGCTGTAGTGGCTCTTTGCTTTGTGTGATCTATAACAGTTTCATTGGGGTGTAGTATAGCAGGAAAACCGCCCTTACCATCTACACCGCCAGAGCGTGAACCATTACCTGTAAAGCCGCCGCCCTCAAATGACTGGCTTCGTATAGCAGACACTTGCGCCATACCTGCCGCTACTGACGATGCCGCCATAGCTACGTTGATTGGGAAAGGATATGCGCCCATTGCTTTAGCCGCGCCCTGATAGGTGCTTACAAGCGCATTGGCAATACCTGCCGCTTTCTGTATCTTAAACACTGTCTTGGAGTTCTTTGCTACCGCTGACATCTGTGATTGCAATCCACTGGCTACGTGCTTTACCTTCTCATCTGTTGTTTTTGCAGTCCAGTCCACTTCCTGCTTTCCAAGAGCTTTTAGGTGTTCAAAGTTTTTCTGTAGCTTGTTTCGGTTGTCTTCTTCTGGGTCATCACCACCACCCTCAGCATCGCCCTTCTTGGCTTCGTTAACCTTTCCAATTCCTGCAACCATCTGATCAAAGGCTTCGTTAACAGTGTCCATGAAGTTAACTTCTGGGATAAGCGCAATATCTCCTGCCGCTTGTTTAGCCAAAGCAAGATCAAGCAGTTTAGTTTTTTGCTCTTCAATAAGTTCGTTTTGCCTTTCAGCAAACCCTATTGCAACTCCACCTCTTGATGCTAAATCGTTGTTCTTTTCTTGCTCTTGATTTAGTGCCGCTAGAGCCGCCCTGAGTTGCCCTATGTTTTTCTCTTCATCACTCTTAAAGAACCCTGTGAAACGATCTGCTGTTTCCTTCATGGTGTTAAGAGTGCCAATAACACCATTGACTAAGGTCTGAAGCGCATTAAGCGCAGTGGAAACGCCGTTCATAATGCTGACTGCTAGGTTTTGAGCAAACGCCTGAACCCCGCCATCAGTTTCTTGGATGCTTGTAAGAACTTTGTCTTTAAGAATTGTAGCTAAGGTTTCTAGCGCGGGGGCTAAAGCGGCAACAGTCTGATCTTTTACACCTTTAAATAACTGACCTAAACGAGTAAACGCATCATTAGCATCCTCTACGCCCTGCACGGCATCTTCTGATAAGGCAATACCCAGAGTGTTAGCCTCAGCCGCCATTTCGATTAGAGCCTGTTTTCCTAGCCCTAAAGTGTTAACTAGCGCAACACCCTCAGAATCAAACAGCTTCATGGCTAGTCTGACTTTATCTGCATCAGTTTCAACCTCTGCAAACGCACCTGCAAGCTCCTGCATCTGCTTATCTAAAGGCATTTTGACTAGCTTAGTAGCATCAAGGCGCAACTCTTTCAAAGCACCTTTTGCCTCGCCTGTACCTTTAGCGGCTTCTGCGGCTCGTCTAGTAAATCGCTGTAGAGCCATATCCATCGTGGCTGTTTCAACGCCAGTCAGTTTTGCGGCATAGCGCATAGAGGCTAGGGCTTGTGTGGTAACACCAATCTTACGCGCAGTCTTACCGAGCGAATCTGTAGCATCTAGGCTCTGTTTAACAAGGAATGTAAATATACCTGCTGTCGCTATAGAGGCAATACCTGCCGCCTTAGCTACAGTCTTTAAAGCTCCGCCAATGCCTCGCAGAGACTTGCCCGCAATGGAAGATAATATAGGAAACCGCTTCTTCAGCTTATCAACAGCCTTCCCGACCTTCTTGAAGTTTTGTTGAATCTTGCCAAATACGGCTTCTGTCTTATCTAAAGCCGCGATAACAATTTTGAAATTATTAGCCATCGGAATCCTTTATTATCTGAAAGTATGCCATCCACTCATTGAACTCAGTAATGCTTATTTGCTCTACTTCCTCAATGGTCTTGTGAAGCCGATCAGCCAAAGAAATAAGATTCATTCTATGGTGATCGGTTTTTAGTTTTTTGCTAAATCTTCCTCAGATTCTATTTCAGCGAACATCTGATTCGCGATCTCACTAATGACAGTTGTTTCCTCTGCCATCAACTCAACGCGATCTTCTATACCACTGAATAACCTAGTGCCGCTATCATCAAGTGCCTTCATAATGATTAGATCAACCATTGCACCGATAGTAGTGTTACTTAAAAAGTCAGGGTGCTTCTTCTGTAACTGGTTTAAGTCGAAGCAAGTAATCGGCTTGCAATACAACCTAAACGCTCCAGAATCGTCACCCCACTCTGGCACTGTAACTTCCCTTGTCTTTATAGTTCTGCGTTCTCTTAAATCTTTAGCCATTCCCATGATTTATACTCCCCGTATTAACCTGCTGTAATTGTTCCTGAAGTCTGGATGCTGAAACTAGCTTCAACCATTCCATCATAAGGCACACTAATAGACTTGCTTGTAACGATACCAGAACCAGAATAACCCTCATCTGTAGCATCACCAGTAGGCAATACGTCAAAGATAACTTCTGCGCCTACATCAAATACTGCTTGCTTTGATGCTACTGTATCCACATCAAACAATGCTTCAATTGATACTGTTCCAGTCGTGAAACTTGGAGTGAATGTACGTGCAGTGTCACCCATAGAGGTGGTTTCTACTGTGTCTGCTGTTTCTTCAATGCTGAAAGAACGAACCTCGCCAACCGCCGCCGCCGTGCCGCCTGATACGTCTACTTTTACTACTCCGCTATTACCTGTAGTTACTGCCATTTTAAATGCCTCATAAAGTTAAAGTGTACCGCGCTGATACTTATACAGTACACGCAGAGTTAAAATTACACCGCCAATCGGTGCTATAGAACCTTCGTCTGTCTCAATGCTTACAATCTGTGTGTCTAAGGCTACACCGCCCCTTGTTCTGTCTGCATCAAGACTTTCTTCAACAGCCTCTATGATATTATTTCTGGCAGTGTCTATCTCTTTGCCTTTTACATAACATACAAGCTGATAATTAATCGTTGCCATTCTGTTTGAAAGTGAGCCACCAACAGTATCATCATTTCTGTCTTCGTCTGCACTCTGCACAAGTATAGCAGGGAATTGAGCGTTGGATAGCTTCTCAAAGTCAAACGGCTCTCTGGTTACATACTGAACCTTAACAGGCTGTCTAATACCCTCTAAAGTTTCTACCAAGTTGGCCGCTATGTCTTCTCTAATG